TTTCAAATGATTTTTATTTTTTAAAAGATATTCATTCCATTTTTTTAATCCGTTTATTTTTCCATATCGTTCAATATAATTTTTTTCAGATTGAATACATTTTTTATTTTTTTCTTTCCATTTTTTCTTTCCTTCAATTTCTCCATATAATTCAATCCAATGTTCCTGTGTATTAGTATTTCTTTTTTTTCTACCTTCAGATATTTTTTTGCCACGATTTTTAATCATTAAATTCCATTTTTCAATTCCATTTTTTTCAATATATTTTTCTTTATTAAGTGACATGAACCATATACTCCTGATTTTATTTTTAATTATTTATATATTTAAGATTTATTAAATCAGGAGTATATGGAATTTAATTTTTCTCCTTTAGTTAAAGTAGTATTAATGCATTGAAATCCATTTTTTGTTGGGAATTTATGATCACCCGAACAAATAATTTCTTTTCCAGATTTTAATTTAATTTTATATTGTTTTTTTAACTTTAAAGGAAATATATGTTTTACATCAACATATTTATTATGTCCTTTTATTTTATCACCAATAATAAGTTCTGAAATTTTAATTTTATTACCATTTTCTAATTCAACTATAGTATTTAAATCAAGACATTCTGATGTTGAAGTTAAAGTAAAATCTGTTGAATCAAATCCATCACGATTTGTTTGAATTGCAGTTATCATTGCGGTATTTGTTTCAACAGCAAGTCTTCTCAAATCTTCAGCAATCTTTTTGTTTTCTTCATATAAACCTGATGCACGTTTATCAGCAGGTCTCATAATTGCTAAATAATCAACAAGAATTACATCAGGCACAAATCCTTTTTTCAAATTTAACTCATCCAATAATGAATGTATATGATTAATATTTATTGATGCAGGTGGAAATTCTTCAACAATTAGCTTACCTAATTTCACTGCCTTTTTCTTTGTTCCTATAAGCTTTTGTTTATATTTATTCAAAGATAAATGCTTGAACTCCATTGTTGGTAATTCAAATAAATTAGTTTCAATACGCTGCATAATCTTTTCTTTTGACATTTCAAGCGTTACATATAAAACACTATAACCATTCAAAAATAAATATGCTGCATCATCAATCAATTTCCAAGTTTTACCTACATGAGTTGGAGCAATATAAATGTTTAAAGTCTTTCTTTCATATCCACCATCAGTAATATAATTGAATAATTTTGTACCCAATTTGATTTTTTCTGGACGATTTATATAACTTTCATATCTTTTTATGATATCATTTGGATCTTTAAAATCTAAACCAATTGATTTATTGAAGGATACCGATAAGGCATCCTTCAATATGTTTGGAAAATGGCTGTAATCTTCAATTTCATTATCTTGAATATCTTGTGCACACTGAATTATTGAATTTTGAATCGCTGTATCGTGGAAATATTTTTCGGTATCTGTTTTCAATTTATCCAAATGAATTTCTGAATCAATTTTTTTAATTCTTTTGAATGTCTCTAAAACATCTCCTGAAATATTTTCGTTTATCTCATGATTTATATCATATTCAACTTCATCAAATGTGCATATTCTTCTATACTTTTTATGATAATTGAAAACTATTTGTAAGATTCTTTGATTATTCATGTCATTAAAATATTCAAGTTTTATATAAGGAAATACATGCGGTCCATACTCTTTATCCGAAATTAATTTATTTAATATAATTTCTTCTATTTCTTCCTCTTCTCTTTACATATAACTGTCTCTTTACTTCCCTTTTCCTTCGTTCCATTCTATCTTGATATGCAATCTCAAAAATTGCTTCTGTTACATCAATTTCAAACATGATTTTTTATTTCTTCGTGCAGTGATGCTACAGTTTCAGTCAATTCGTCAATAACTTCAACTATTGGATGATCTGGGTTTTCATCATCTGATATTTTTTCAAAATCTAATTTAGCAAGATCTTCATATTCCTCATCCATTTCAGTTGACATTGACATTTTACCGAGACCGAAATTTTGAATTGTCCAAGGTTCTAGTTTTTCAATAAGAGGCATAATCAAAGAAAGATCAGCATTTAATTCCTTAGCCCAATATTTTTTACCTGTCCATAAACCATCGGCATCCTTTTCAATCAAATATCTATTACCAACTTTTTCTATCATTTTTGTTTGTTCAAGTAATGATATGAATCCATAATAAGGTAATACACCTAAGTTAAAATGAATTAAAGATTTTACCTTTGTTAATTCTCTGGCAAATCTTGATTTAATCAATTTTGATGTAACAATAATTCCATTAATATCATGAATCGTATCATTTTTAACAGTCGTATCTTTACTTTGTGCTCGTGTAAATTCAACACAATTAGAATTTAAATATAAAATTCCTTCTCCACCACTAATTACATTGGAGGTAAACATTCCCATGCCTGCATAAATATGTGATATAAATATTACTGGGGCATTTACATCAAAACAAAATTCTTTTGCAATTTTTGCGATGGATTTGTTTGTTTGTTGAGGTCTACCAACTGCGGCTTTTACTACGGCTATTCCGTCTTTGTCTGGTGTTGCGGCTGCTTCATCAAGTTCCTTTTGTGGAAGTAATCCACCTACAGAATCTAAAATAGTCATCATTTGTATTTTTTCTTTTTTAGCTAACAAATATGCTTGAACCATTTTTGTTCTATATTCTTCTTGAGTAAATACTGGAGTAAAAATTATTCTTGAAATTTCATCTTCAGTAGCTCCAGAATTTAAAAATGTTTCATATGATACATTACGTTCAGTATCAAAATAATTCAATATTGCTTTAGGATTCTTTCTTAAAAAATCTATTGCTGTCTGTATTGCGAAATATGTTTTTCCACAACTTTTTGGTCCAGCAAATACGGTTAATTTATTTCCAGCAATTCCACCTAATGAAATTCTTCCACCATTAAGTTGACAATCTAAAAGTTTCGAGCCTGTTGAATACCAAGTATCAGTTGTTAATGATTCAGTAAATCCTACTGAAGCTTTCTTTCCCATTTGTTTCTTCATTGCATCCATAAATTTTGATTCTTTAAATACTTTTTTCTCTTTTGTCATCCATTCTCCATTTCTATTAATTTGAATGTAACAAGTTCGCAGTCATAACCACGATCTGTTAATTTATTTAGTTCTTTTTCTGCATAACATTTCCTGCTCCAATTTTTACCTATTTCAGTGAAATGTGGTTTATATCTGTATTTCCGTAAAAATTGTATGTATGTACCGATTGAAAATTTGCCATCTAATTTTCTTCTGACTTTATAAACTATCATCTTTAATCCCCTACGATTAAATCCTGAATATATACATTAGCATTAGTATTAATTCTATCAACTTTTTTTATCATTTTATCTATATCATTTGATGTTAATCCATTATGTTTAGTTATTCTTATATCAATATTAAAATCTTCAGGTAATTCTCTTAATAATTCTAAATCATCTTTCCTATCCTTATAATCAATTGAAACTGCATCAAGTATAGTTCCATCTAATGTAGTATCAATTAAATCAATTATAGGATAAATATGAGAACCATTTGTATATATTTTAGTTTTTAATCCCTTTTTCTTTGCTTCTATACAACCTGTATGTAATCCGAATGGATATAATGTAGGTTCTCCACCTAAAAATACAACAGCAGTTTCTATATCCGACGTATAATTTTTGATTAAATCAATATAATCATCGTCAGTTATATGACGTTTATCATATATTAATCCTTTCATTGAACACCAAGAACAGTTCCAATTACAATTAAAACACCATAATACTAGGCTTACTTCGTCTTTATATTCTTGAAATGCTTCATGCCGATAATAAACTATTGGGAAATTTTCTTTCATTATGTATCAGTCCACCGCTTCATCAAAGTATTAACTATAACTCCTACCCAAAATCCTATAATAAATGTAAACGTTGGCCACATATTGTACTCCTTTCTTAAAACTCAGGGGAGAATTACTCTCCCCTAAGAATTGTAAGTGCTTCGTCTTTTGTAATGTAAGGGTTTTCAAACCAAACCTCAGTGATGATTTGGAGCATTTCTCCAACCTTCGGTCCTGGCTCAAGCCCAAACTCGATCATAAGTTCAGTACCATTAACTGGAAGATTCGGCTTTGCTGGTGTAGATTCAACCCTTTCAATTGCCTTCTTTACGTCAACAAGAAAATTGAAATTATCAAATTCCGTTCCATGATTTGTTACATCAGCATTCATAACATCAAGTGTAACATCAATAAATTCACCAGTTACAGCTCTAAACTTCCGAATTGACTTATCAGAAAATACAGAATTTCTTGACTTAAGGTACATATGAGTTCCAACAATAAGTACAATAGCATCAATAAAATCGTTGGAAAACTTCAGCCTCTTAAGAATTTTTCCTGCAATTTCCTTTCCTGCAAAATCATGGTCATAGTAATGAATTACTGTTTCATTTTCAACCTGAGTTGTAGATTTTCCGATATCATGAAGTAATCCACCCCATCGGGACAGAAGATTCGGAGAAGTTGCATCAACAACCTTCATTGTGTGAGTCCATACATCCCGGGCATGATATTTCGGATTCTGAATCAGCTGCCATAATTCAAGAAGTTCAGGAAGAATAAATTCAAGAAGTCCGAATTGCTTTAACAGTTCAAATGCAATCGAAGGCTTTTCAGTTAAAAGCATCTTGTTGAGTTCATCATGAATTCTTTCAGACGAAATTGTCTTAATCCTGAATGCATTATTTTTAATACCAATGGACGTTTGTGTATTGATATTAAAATTAAGTTTAGATGCAAATCTAATAACTCTAAGCATCCTTAATGGGTCATCTTTGAAAGTAATCTCAGGGTCAAGAGGTGTTCTGAGTAAATTTGATTTAATATCGGCGATGCCAAGTCTTGTAAGATCAAAAATTTCATCAGTCGATACACTTTTAATAAGAGAATTAATTGTTAAATCTCTGCGGAAAACATCATCCTTTAAAGTGGCAAATTCAACTTCAGGATGCCTTGAATCTTCAGTATATACTTCACCTCTTGTCATTACACATTCAACATCAATATTATCAAACTCATATCCTCTGAAAGTAAACTTTGCTGTACCAAAATTCTGGAAAATTACAGGATTTGAACCTTCAACATAACAACCTGAAATTTTAGTAATATAATCAGCAAATCTGATTCCACCATCAGGAAGATCAATTACAAGATCAACATCGTTTGAGTCTTTACCCATAATTTCGTCGCGTACAAATCCACCGGCGAGGTAAACATGATTTTCAAACGGCGTGTCTTTAATGCTTGTTTTGATAAAATTCAGTAAATTTTGTTCGTTTGTCATTTTTGTCATTTGTTCCTCCATTGTAATCAATCAACAATATAAATATAACTAATTACTTGGAGGAAGTCAATGGTTATTTCCTTTGTTTATGATTTTATTTTTGCGGGCGGGCCATAAGATTGAAAGCAGCGGCAATAGGACATTCAGTATAACCATAAGATTCGATAATTTTTTTCAATTTCATAATCTTATCATCAACCTTTTTACCTTTTTCTAATGAAATAATATTTGATTCACTTTCTTCTAACTTTTTACCTACTGCATCTCCATCAATATCGCCAGTTCCTTTAAATATCTTTGACATAATAGATGGACCTTGTTCTGTCATAGCAAGCAATTGAACTATTACATATTTTGAATCATCTACCTGTTCAATTTTTATTGGCTTATCTTTAAACGAAATTCCTTGAATATCTAGTTCTTCTCCCACGATTATTTCTCCTTTAATTGTTTAAGTTCTAATGCTTTCTCAAAAAGTAGTGAATTATCAATTTTTAATAATTCAGCATCAATAATAGTTGATCTTTCAAATACTTCAAGTGTAATCTTTTTAAGATAAATTTCTTTAGAATTATCATAACTGTATCCACGAGATGTTTGAATTAATGCTTTAACTTTTAATACATTTCCTCGCCAAGCTTCAACTTCAGCAATACCAGTAACAAGACAAACTCTCATGTCCATAGATGAGCCCCATCTTACAGGATAAGTCAGAACATCACCACGTTTAATTACTATTCCAAATTTATCTTTTGGGTAAATCATTTTAATCTCCTTTTAGTTTCTTCTGATTTCTTGGGCTTTATGATACAAGCCAGGAAGTTTATTTTTAAGACTTACCATAGGAATTAATACTGAAGCAGATACTGTTTGAAAAGTAGTACGTCTTACCTTTTGAATACTTGGATCATTATTCCATTCCACTATCCACCCTTTTATTACCCAAAATAATTCTCCCCAACGATATACTTCTTGATGACTTGATTCCACTACACAAATTTGTATTTCTCTACCTCTTGCGGTTGGATATGCAATCACAGAACCTTTTGAAATTTTTTGATCTAGACGGTCTTTTGGAAAGTAATCCATTTTACTTTCCTCCATTATCAAAATGTGCCCAGGCGTCAAAAAGCACTGGATATTTATGTGCAATAAGTACTGGATCAAGAATAATACTTTTCTTAAACTTTTCAAGAGTAATCTTTTTCAACATAGTGTCAACATTTTCATTCCAACTACATACTTCAATTGTACCCTTAACCTTTGTAATATATTTATCACACCAAACATTTACTTCAACTATATCTGTTACAAGACAAATACGAATATCTGCCATTGATGATCTAGAAACAGGATACGCAATTATCATCCCTGCTTCAATTTTTCTACCAAATCTGTCAAGTGCAGCTTTCATTTTAATCTCCTTTGATTAATTTTTCTTATTCATTGTGAGTTTCCGTGATACTAATCTTTTCTTTTTATGTTCTTCAGATTGTTTACCTAATTTTTTTCCTGTTTTTGTATTACTTATTTTATCCTTTGTTTCTTTTGTAATTGGATGTTCTTTATGACGTGTTATAGCTGATTGACTTTGTAATTTTTTAGTTTTTTCACTACGTTTTCCACCACGTCTTTTTTCTGCTGCTTTTTTATAAATTTCAGGATCTTTATTATATCCACTTTCACTTATCTTTTTTCTTATTTCATTAAATCGTTTTGGGTCATTTTCTTTTATCCACGAATATGTATCACCGCCATCTCCACCATCTGTTATATTATAACCAATTTTTAGATTTGTTGATTCATAATAATTTATAAAGAATTTTTCCATCTCATTTAATTCTTTTATATTATTACAATAACATATTATTTCCTTTTTAAAATTTTCTTTAGAATATTTATTTATTGCTCTATTAACTAATAAACCAGAACCAAAATATTCTAAAGATTTTAACCATTCTTTTTCTTTTCTACCAATATAAATTTTATTATTAATCAAATTTGTAGTTAAATAAATATACATTATTCGACCTCCAAATATTTTTTTAATAATAATTTTATAAGTTCGTTATAATTTAATTCTCTCCTTTTTTCAATTTCTTCAATTAACTTTCTATCTCGTTCATAAAATTGAACTAATTTACTTTTAATAATTATTTTAGCCATTAAAATCCCTTTGTATTATATTTATATATTTATTTATAATATTAAGAATTTTTAATTGCTGATGGAGAATAAAATTTTCTTGCGGGAAATTCAAAATTTCTTCTTGTTTCAATCCAGCTTTTAGTATTAGTAATGAAACCAACAACTCTTGTATATTTTTCAAGAACTTCTGAATCGCAAATTATACATTTTTTAGTGTGGTTATTTCCAATAAAAAAGTGATCATTTTCACATTTAATATATGTATAGTTCACCGCCCAGTAGATAGTTCCAGTCTTTAATGCTTGATCAAAAAGTATTTTCATTTGATTTGAAGTAATTTTATCTTCTTCATCAATATTAATATGTAGAATACTTCCACCTGATGTTTTACTATCAAAGTTTCCTTGAATTTTAAAACGATCAGCAATAGAAATTTTGTTGTCAATAAGAGGAATATATTGATTTGAATATAAACTATATTCATCGTTTTTATCTAAAATAGCATCAACTCTTGCTAATCTTACTGCCATACTTTCGCCAGGAATTTGTTCAAGATTATATTGCTCTTCATCTTCAGCTTCCCATATTGAAATATTACTATTGATTTTTTCTAATACTTCAAGACCAAATTTATAATTTTTAGCTGTAACGGATTTAATTCCAATTTTTTCATTAAAATATTTCTGAAGTTCATATACACCAATGATTCCAACTGTTGAATATTGTTTCTTTAAATTCATCCAATCTGAAGTATACAGCGGTAAAACTCCAATTTCAATATGATGCTTTAAAATTCTCCGATGCGCTTTTAAAAGTTTTCTAACCGCAACTAATCGTGTTTGTAATTGTTTATAAAAATCCTTTTTTGAAATTGAATCTTTCCATAATCTAGGTAAATTTATTCCACTAACTCGATGTGAACCAATTGAAACTCCGCCTACACCAAATGAATTTTGATATCCTGAGTCCTCTTCTAATAAATCCGATCTTAATCTACAACAACTTGATAATGAAGTGGGATCTCCTGTATAAATATTTCCTATTGCTTTTTCAACATTTACTTCACAAATCCAATCAATAAAATCTTTATCAAGATACTTACCATCTTTAACTGCACAAGCAAGTGTAATGACAGGAAATGTAAATATTCCTTGTTTCATGTTAATATCTTGAAAATATTCAAAGAACCATTTTCCTAGTTCATATACGCGCTCATAATTTACTGAAGTGAAATCAGGATAAACAGTATCAGCAAACAATGATTTAAGAAACTCAATGTCCATTATTGAAATGTTTGTGAACGGTGATTGTCCAGTTCTAAACTCAAAGTTTGTTGAATAAATAAAGTTTTGGAATTGGTTTTCTATTTGCTTTTTATATTCATTTTTTGTGACAATTACTTCTTTAAATGTCATTTAGTTTTTCTCTTTCATTTATATATTTTTGTAATAGCATTTTAACAATCCGTTGAAAATTAACTTTATTATCTTTAAAAAAATTTATGATATCAATATCTTCCTCATATAATACTAAATTTTTTATTTTTGGCATTTCATCTTACAATTCATAAACAAAATTACCACAATCCCATATTCTATTATAACCATTTAATTGCATATTTTGCCATTCGGTTAACTCAGAATCAAAATTTTCTAACAGGCTACTAAGTTTATGTTTTTGAAATTTTAATCTTGATTCTCTACCATTTTTATTAAAATAAAAATAATTTGGTATACTTTCTCTAATTAACGTCCAACCAGATTTTTGATATCCGAGTCCGTTTGAATATCTTTTATCGGCATAACTAATTAGTTTTTCATTTGGAAAATCCTTTTTCCATGCAGAAATTAATTTACTTAATCCCCCAAAAACTTGAGTATTTAATTTTGAACAAAATCTTAAAAGTTCGAATGAATTGTCCTTTCTAAACCTAGAATGATTAAAAGTTGCAACAGAAACTAATTCATCTTGATAGAACAAACCATAATTATATTTTGACTTTACGGTACCTTGAATATGATTTTCATCAAGAAACATTTCTATATCTTTATATTCTAGTTTTTTAATGTTACATTTTCTACCAAATATTTTTTCTTTATAATTACCAAGTTTAGACATAACAACCGATTTAACTATTTCTTGTTTTTCTATCCATTCATCTTCAAAAATATGAATTAATTGATATCCTAGTTTATTGCAAAGATTAGTTTTATTTAAATGATATTTTTTATTTTTTCCTTGTAATTCTGAATGCCAATAAAGACCATTAAATTCTATTGCGATTTTTTTATCAGGAATTACAATATCAAGTTCAAGCGGTGTAATTATATTTCTACAATTTATATCATGATGTATATTTAAAGAATTTAACCAATATGAAATTTCTAATTCATATTTACTAGTTCCCTTTAATTGTTTTGGAAAACATGTTGGGCATCTTGGAATTTTTCCATCGCGTAGTGTATCTTCAAATATAATATTACATTTTAAACATTGCCATTCATAATAATTTTTAGAACCAATATATTCATTAAACCTAAACAATGGTTTTACTAAGCCATTTAATCTATTTGAATTTAAAAGTTTATTATAAAATTTTTCAGTTAGTATTTTTTGTATTTTTTCTTTACCGTCAATAGTTTTAAAAAAATGATCTACACCATATTTGTTTAAACAAGTTTGTTTATTTTGGTCTGAATTATTATAATTTTCATCACCATATCGTTCTTTTTTTGTTTGTTTAATTTTTTCTTTATTACTTTTTAATTTATTTGGATGTGAAACTCCATATTTGTTTAAACAAATTTGTTTATTTTGGTCTGAATTATTATAATTTTCCTTGCCATACCGTTCCTTTTTTGTTTGTTTAATTTTATCTATATTACAATAATTTTCATTTCCATATCTTTCTAATTT